ATATCTCCATCTTTACCAATAACAGATAAATCAGGTAATTGATAAACTGCTGCTGCCTTTACAAGTTTTTCGAGTGATGTGCTTTCTAATTGAAAACATACTTCTTTTGTTGGCAAATTAATCTCTTTATCTGGTGGAGCAATAATTACCTGTGGGTCTGCATAGAAATACTTGACTCTTCTTTTACCTTCTTCAATTGAGATGTATGCATCTTCTGTAAAATCAAGATTAGGGTCTTGATGTAAACTCAATCCATTTAGAAATTGATTAAGGTCATATATTGCAACGTCTCTTGGAAAGTCCTCTGGTATATCTGCTTCTGCTAAAATATTCTTTGCAACAGATATGGTGCGAAGTTGACTTCCTTCTTTTACAAGTATTGAGTTGTTGATTCCTGCGAAGTTCTTAAGAACTGTGAGTGTGCTGTCTGATAATTTCATGAATTCCATAATTAAGGCATGTTGTGGTCGATTTCGTCAATGTTTCCTGTTAACATAGATGGTTTACCGTAGTGCCCATCAAAATGTAATAATAGCATAGCATAATGTATGACTTTCATCAAGTCTTTTGTGTTCTTTCCGTCTTTGTTTCCATACCTACTTCCGTATTTCAGTATGTTTGCCTGACAAAAACCTGATGCAAGTTCTTTAGCTGCCATTAAATCTAAAGTCTGGACATTACGGTATTCGTGTGACTTACCTGTATAATGTCCTTGATATGTTCTTGATACATATTCTTCAATATCTTTTAAAATTTCTTTCTCATGATATTTAAAATAGTGTGCTGACATTTTTTCCTCTGTTACTTGTAGTGACATTCCATCGTCATAGGTGGTAAAATGATGAGAATATTGGTCATCTATTTCTGCCATATAGTCAGCAGAAGCACCATTGATTAAATCAATTTCATAATCTAAACCATCATCCTCAAAAGCAGTATTACCTGCTCCAACACTAGTATCAATGATAGGATATTCTTTGTCCATATCTCCGTATAGTGCCTCCCACGCTAGACTCCAAGCATTAATCATAGCAAAATAAAAAGTCATTTACCAGACTCTCTGCTCTTTCTTCTCCAAACTTACCTTTCAGATATCCTGATACTGGGTCAAGTTTAGTCATATAAGCATCAAAGTCTTTATAAACACTAGTGTCTTCACCAGTGGGTTTCTCTAATTCTACCATATCCTTGTACTTTGTCAAGTATTTGGTAAACATTTCGAGATGGTCATCGACTTCATCCATCGTGCATTTAGCGATATAGACATTCTCAGAGAAGTGATTTCCTGGTTCAAAGAAACGATAGTCTCCTTTACTCTTTGGTAGTCCTTCAACTGAAAACAAATAATTTTCTACTGGATGTTGATAGTCAAAAACTATAATAACTTTCTTTTGAAAGAATCCCATCAAGTCCATACCAAAACAGGGCAGGTTACTGCCCGTCTTTGGATATATGATATTGTTGTAAATACAACTTTTATCATCCCATATTTCAACTTCTCTTGCTTTGATAAAGTAAGGAGTTGTGTATGTCTTTGCTGTTAGGGAAGTTCCTTTACTTTCCCATTGTGCCCAAACGCTCCCTGCTCTGTTATGGAGAGGAAACGTTTTATGTAGGACATCTTTATACTTTTTCCACAGGTTCATCTTTTTCTGGCATATCAAAGTCTGCATCTACTTTATCGTACAATTCCATAAATGACTGCTTTGTTTCGTCATCAAAACGATTTATACAAACTTGAATTGCTTTCGCTTTGTTCTTGAAGATGGTGTAAGCACGAACAATATGAACAAGTCTACGTGTGCTGATTAACTCTTCAATACCACCATCATAGAATGTCTTACGAATAATGTCTGCCCAATCTACAAGTTTTGTAAGGAACTCATCATCGTGACATCCGAAACTTGCAGAATGTAAACGAAGAAGTTTAATTTCATTATTTACACTTGGATATGCTTGCTCAAATGTGACAGGAAATCTCTCTAAGAATGCTTCATTCAAAACATTTGTTCCAATAAATCTACCATCCTCAGATCCCTTACCCTTTGTATTTGCTGTTGCAATTATGTTAAAACCATTCTTTGGTTCAACAAATCTACCAATCTTTTTAAGGAACAATCCTTTTCCTTCAAGAACTGGTTGTAGGCAAAGAATTTTGTTTGATGCTAAGTCAATCTCATCAAGTAGTAGTATTGCACCTCTTTCAAGTGCTTCGATAACAGGACCATTGTGCCATACTGTGTTACCATCAATCAAACGGAAACCACCAATCAGATCATCTTCATCTGTCTCAATAGTAATGTTAACACGAATAAGTTCTCTACCTAACTGAGCACATGCTTGCTCAACACCAAATGTTTTACCATTACCAGATAAACCAGTGATGAATGTAGGATAGAACTGCTTAGATTGTATAATCTTTTTAACATCAGGGAAGTTTCCAAACTTCAAGAATGTTGCATCAACTGCAGGGACTAAATTCTTTTCTGATGCAGGAATTACTGCAGGGGAGTTGAAAGACTTCTCGATACTCTCAACTGCTTCAACTGTAACTTCAAGGTTCCACTTACCTTTAGAAACTTTGAATGGTTGTAGTTTTTTTGTGACAGTTTGATATGTGATATCATTCATTGCACAGAATGCTTTGATATCTGCTGTGGTAATCTCTGTACCGTATAGGTTCTTGAGTTTTTCGATTGCTTGCTCGGAAGTCATTTTTGTTTCAAAAGGCATAATAATAAAAGTGTTGTTTCTTAACTATAGTCTTATTATAGTCAAAAAAGGGGGTTGATGAAACCCCCTGTGTGACACTTTATCAACTGGTCTACATTGTCTCCATATATTCAATGTGCTGTTGTAGTTGTTTAATTAATTTATTTTTAGTAAGTCTTCTGTCCAATTCAATACCTATGGTTCTACCAAATGATTCTAACTCAAGTTTTGTCATTGATGAAAAATCAGGTTTAGGTGGATTTACAGGATCTTCAACAGATGCAGGTGCTGTATCTGGAACTGAGGTTGTTACGGTCACATTTTCATATGCAGAATGAACTTCTCCAGTTTGTAATAATTCAGTAAATCTAGTCATTTTTCTGTGGATGCTTCTGGTTCTTTAGCAGGTTCCTCTTTAGGTTCTGCATCGACCTTTGGTTCTTCTTTAGGTGCATACATTTTAGCATATGCATCATACATTGCTCTCGCTTCCTTTGGTGATATTCTAGGTGTCATAGTATTGATGTAATGTATCTCTATTTATCACGCTACCAATTCTACAAATTCACTTAGTATCTTCTTATTCATCTTCTTTCCTTTTAGACTTTTTGCAAATGCTCTTTTAATTTCTGCTTTAGTTGCATCTTCTTTAACAACTAATTCACCATCATTGTTAAGTGCAGACGATGCCATACCAAAGTAAGTATGATATCCAGATGTCTTGATTGCAAAAGATTTTTCTTTCTTCCAACGACGCATCATTTTTTCTGTATCTTCTGTTTCATATCCACAATATCTACGAATGAATGAACCACCTTCACGACTTGGAAGAACACGGATACCGATAAAATTAGTTTGCGGGAAATTATCTTTTAGGTTATGAAGTAACATATCAGTACATTCATATCTACCACAATCATTTGATACGTAAGTTTTACCTAGTTTACGGTCACGCAATACACAGTTTTCTCCAAAGTAGTTTGTACCCATATATGGTTCATCTTCCCAACCTCTCTGAACTTCACGATGATACTTAAGTGGTTGACTTTCTCCATCTGTAAGAACTACACATTGTACTTTCTCTGCACCAGTTTTCTTTTGAAACTGAGGAAGTAGTTGATGTAAAGAAACCATTGCTTCGTTTAAAGGTGTTCCAGATAATCTATATCCATATGGTACATCTAAGTAAGGTGTACTTTGTGTCCAATCAAATACACAGGCAGACCTCCAAATATTAATCATATGTGTATCTAAATCCTTTGACTTAGTTTGACTACTAAACATATTAAGTAGAGCAAAATTATTACTTACCTCTGCCATCATATCCTTTGGTTCATAGAAAGTTTCTCTATTTGCATACATCGCAGGTCTAGGATAATCATTTGAAAATGCATAAACTTCATAAGGTATTTGCACTTTACGACAGAACCATATTAGATTATAAAGTTGCTTCAATGTGTCCATCATTACATTGTTCATTGAACCAGACCAATCAAGAATGAATACTAATCCGTGGTTCTTTCCGTCAGGTACTACTGATACTTTTTTGAATATGTCTTCATTAAATTTGTAAGTGTGTAATACAGCTGTATCGAGAACACCAGTGCGACTAGTAGTAGCACGGGCATAAGCTCCTGCAGATTTTTTACATTCAAATTCTTTGACAAGATAACTTACCTCCTTTTGTGCTGATTTTTTAAATGCATAGAACTCTTTATCTAGAACTTCATATGGGTCATAAGATTCTGGAATATTCTCAGGATTAAGAAGACTAATAAAATAGTGTGGATTTTTTTTGAATTGACTTTGTATTCTTATATTTAAATTAGTCCAATGCTCTTTAAACTGCTCATGAACTTTCTGATTTGATATTACCACTTGATTTATATTTACTTTTGGTAATTCAATATAATGATTCTCACGACCACCTCTATTAATTAATTCTTTGAGTGCTTCATCAAGAGCATCCATAGTCTCAACTTCTGGTTCTGTATTTTCTGGTTGAGAACGATTACTGAGTTCATCCATCATATCTTCTATCTCTTCGATTGTTGGTGGTTGAGATTCTGATTTCTGATAATCTAAATCTACTTCTTCCTCTGCCTCTTCTGATTTACCTTTAGGTGTACCATCAAAAGTTTCATCACCTAAGTCTATACCTGTATCATTCTCTACTTCCTGTCTTTCTTTATTCTCTTGCTCTAATTGTTGCTTACAAAGTGTGTATAATTGTTTTGCAAGAACTAATACTTCTTCAAATGTCTCTACTAATTCAATCTTACTTACAAGGAAGTTCTCTTCAGTATTAAAATCAATATCAACAAAATGACCAATCTTGAAATGTAGATTGACTCTATCTGCAAGATTTAAATCACTCATATCTTTGTTTTCAATATCAAAGAAGTCTTTATCTGATAGTTCGTGGTATGCATTATAGAATGTCTTGTTTA